TTTCATTTCAGATTGTTTTGCTAGGACGGTTTCAAGATTCTTTTGTGCTTCGCCCAAAGCCTTAGAAGCCTCATCGCGCTTTTTGACAAGAGCGAGAAGTTTTGTTGTTTGGTTTTCAAGGGCCGTAAGCAAGGCATTCTTTCCACCTTCAGCAATGCCTGCATAGCGGGAAGTAATTGCTTCCTTAAGTTTCTTGTACATATTAATAATTGAATCAGCGCTAGATTGAGTATCACTCATGGCCTTGGCAAGTTCTGTTGGAGTGCCAAATGAAGATTCTAAGATTTCAGCAATACTGCCCGCGCCTGCTTTACGAGAACTTATTGCTTCCTCTAATTTATCTTGAGCCTTCTTTAATTCCTCTGCAACTTTTTCTCTTTCTTTAGCAAGGTCCACAAGTTGTTGAGTTTGATTTTTAAGCGCGTCAAGAAGCGCATTTTTTCCTGTTGGGTCAATGCCAGCGTAACGCTTTTCAATGGCCTCTTTAATTTTGTCATACATTGAAATGATAGAACTGACGCTTGCTTCGGCGCTTGATAGGGCAGTATTTAGTTCGCTTGGTGTACCAAATGGGGTAGCAAGCATTTGTGCAAATGAAGCGGCACCATCTTCTCTATCTTTAATTGCTTCATCAAGGGCTTTTTTAGCGGTTTTAACTTCTTCTTGTATTGCTTCAAGTTCTCCTGCAACGCGCTGTGCTTCTGGAATCATTGCGCGAATTTTGTCGTTTAGCGCAGTAAAAGCATTTTGAACTTTGGAAAGACCCTTTGTATCGCCCTTTGCTTCAAAGATAGCGGCTTGCGCATCAAAGATTTTTTTAGCCTCGTCTAATCCTTTGAGGATTGTGTCGCGAGCCTTGTCAGTACCTTGAATAAATCCAGCGGCAAAATCGTTTGCCATAAAATCGTTATAATCTTGAAGGGATTCTTTTAACTTGGTTTTAAGTTCGGCAAGTTGCTTGGCTAATTTGGCGGCGGCTTTATCTTTTTTGTCATCGCCTTTTTTGGTTGTATCGCCCGGGTCAAGGCCACTAATATCTGGATAACCAGCCGCTGTTTTTTTGCCATTGTCCGTTGCGCCTGCAACTGTCATTGCTTGAGTGAATGGTTTTGGTTTAAATTCATTTAATTTATCAAGAGTGCCTTTAAAACCTTCTACTTTCTTAGCGGCACCTTCAAAGAAATCACCAACACCTTTAGTCATACCATCGATACCGTCTAAGGCTTTACCCGCGGCATCTACACCTAAAAGTTTTAATCCCTTTAATAATAATCTAAGAGGTCCAGTTCCAACTTTAATTAGTCCGGTTGCCAACATACCAATTGCTCTAATCATAAATGCAAAAGCATCTACTCCAGCCTTGCCAACAGATATAACAATTTTTCTAAAAGCGTCTGAGTGTTTCCATAGGAATATAAATCCCGCCGCCGCTAAAGCAATAGCAGTGACAATTAAACCAATTGGGTTAGCCCGCATTATTACATTTAATCTAAGCATAGAAGCGGCTAAAGTATTTGTGCTTGCAACTTGAGCCAAAGTTCCGCTATTCATTAAAAGTTGCACTACCTGATATGCCATTTGTGCAGTTTTAACAACTTTTAAAATTACAGAATGTGCTATTAGTGCGGCATTAAATACTAAAAACCCGGTTGCCGCCATAACAATAACTGTACTTATTGCCGTCATAACTTCTTTGTGCTTTACAAGAAATCCTCCAAGAGAACCAAGAAATTTAATAAGACCAACAATTGCTCCACCTACTAATTTAAATGCAGGGACCAACATATCTTCAAGGATAGGCTTTGCTATTTCTATAACAGCGGTGCCAAATTTAACTAAATTTCCAATTAACATTCCAATAAAACTAATCATTTTATTAAATGCGGTGCCGTCTTTAAATTTATCCATCAAACCAGTAATAATTGGAATTAATTTATTGGCAATAAAACCTTGAACGTTTGTCATTACGGGAAGCAACATATTTCCAAATGCTTCTTTGAGGTTGTTTATTTGAACACCTAATTTTTGCTGTGCGCCCGCGGCGGTCTCTCCCGCAGTTTTAGAAAAATCTTTATATGTTGAGTTAAGAACTCTAACGATTGCGTCTGCTCGTTCCATTTCAGTACCAGATTTAATATCTGCTTTTGTCTTTGCATCAAGTACGAAACCAACTCGAGTAAGTGCGCCAAACTGACCATTGAGTGCCAGTGCTAGGCCGTTAGTCATCTGACGGTATTCATCTGCGCTTGCTTTTGCGCCTTTTTCTGCAACTACATAGTCAAGGATTGCAGGGGTCATGGTGGCAATTGCTTTTGAACCTAAATCAAACGTGGCTAACTGTGATTGAACAACTGTTACGTTGTCTTTAGATACAACAGTCATATTTTCAAGCGCGGCGGCTTGTTGATTTAAAATCTTAATTTGTTCTTCGGTTGCTCCACCCGTGGCAAGTAAAAGCATTCTTAAACGGTTTTGAGCCGCTCCCGCTGTTTGTGCGGCTTGTACTGAATCCCTACCTAATTTAACAATAAATCCGGCGAGCGCACCCATGGCAAGTTTTTTCATTACTCCGCCGAGCATGTCAATTCCAGCGCCAGTTTTTTGTGATTGTGTATTTAAACGATTAAGAGATTCTGACGCTTGTTTTGCTGAGGCTACAAAAGAACCCGTTGCGAGGGTCATCTCGCCTTTTATATTGTAATCAGCCATGCGTCACCTCCTATTTGCTTGTTCTGACTCCCAAGCGCGAACTTGTTCTAGCGCTTCCCATTCCGCCAATTCGATTGCAGAGATTGGGTTATGGGACGGACTGCCGTTTAGAAGTTCATCGACAGTCCGACCCAACCTTTGTGCTAATTCGAAGACGAATCTTCTATAACCGTTTCGGACGAATCTTTTCCCAAATCATTTTGTGTTTCTGCTAGGAAACCTGAAAGTCGCATACCAACTGTTGCTAGTGCATCAAGTGCGTTTGCTGACTTTGAGAGTAACGCTGTTCGGTCTTCAGGGGCAAAAATCTTTTCGCCTGTTTCAGCATCGAACGCTGTTGAAATAACAATTTCCGGATAAACCATTTGCAGGTTCATTCCGCCGTCGCCTTGGGCTAAATCCAAGATACGGGTGCGCTCGGCACCTGTCATACCTCGTACTTCGATAGAAACATTCCACTCTTTAACTTTTACAAGTTCTTTAGGAATGTCATTGCTACTTAAAATCTGGTCTCTTAAGGACACGATTACTCTCTCTTTCGATTTGGGTCTCTAGGACTCGGTTATTGGGTTATTAAGTTGTTTTTATTAAGCGTAAGTACCGCGTGTGACAGCACCTGTTACTTGGAACTGCGCTGAGTAGGAAACGATATCTCCTACGCCGCCCTTTACTTCGTATGAAGTTAAGAATGCAGAACCTGTGTACTTTGTTTGTCCTGCTGTTGTTCCTTCTGGTCCATATACAAATGCGCTCGCGGTGTCATTACCAACAAGCCCTGAAAGGTATCCATCAACTGTTGCGTCGAATGAGCCCTCCACTGAGATTGTTGAATCTGAGAAACCAATTACATAAGACTTCGATGTTGAACCGAAAGAAGTGGTTTCCAAAGTTTCGATAGAGCGTGGCATTGTTACTGAGTTCAGCGAATTGCTGATATCACGAACAACTGCGCCGCTATCTCCAATAGTGAACTGCGAGTTTTTACCGTGGCGAAATGTTGGCATTTTATCTCCTTGCGAATCCAACGGTGATGATTGCGGAGCCGGATGACCCTGCAAAAGACGACACGTTCGCTCGAACGTATCGGTTTACTGATGTTCCAGCGGCTATTTCAATTCTTTCTGAAGTAGTTGTTGCTGAAGTTGTTGCTGTAAAGGAAGCCAAATCAGCCCAAGTTGAGTTATTGGATGAGTGTTGCACCTTTACTGTGATTGCACCATTACGGGTATTAGTCGTAACATGCAAATGAGCAACGCCGCCATTTGTGCTTGCGGTGGCATTGTCCACACCTGTGTTTGCTACTGTTGCAGTGAGTGTTTGACTTGCGGCAAGTAGAACGCCACCATCAAGACCTCCAACTGTTCCGCTTGCTTGCGCTTGAGCGGAAATCGTTACCATATCGGCGATAGCGGATTTGATTTCATAAGAAGTTTCATCTGTGTTAATTAACTTTGCGCGACGGCCTAAAGTAGCGCCCTCTGTTGCAACGGTAATAACTTTTTTGGTTGTTGACGCGATTGCGGTATGAAGAATTGCATCTGCGCCTTCTGTATCTAAAGCGCCTGACCATAGACCTTCAAAACTTACTGTGCCATCTTTTTGCCCAACCGCAAATGTCTTGCTGGTTGAACCAAATGTTGTTGTTTCAACAGTTTCTGCCATGGCAGATAGAGTTGCTGAATTAAAGTATTGGCTTAAATCGTATTTATCAAAAATTACAACTGTATTTTTACCGTGGCGAAAAGTAGGCATTATTCAGCCTCTCCTTCTTCTGAGGCTTCTTCAGTTACTTCTGCAACTGGTTCTATAATTGTTTCTTTAACAACAGGAGTTTCTTCAACTACTGTTTCAACTTTCTTTGCTGGCTTGCTGGAGTCTTCAATGAGACCGTCTTCAAGAAGCCATTTAATTGCGTCGCCGGGCAGGTCAGAGACAACTTCGCCTGCTTCGACTCGCTTATTAGGCGGGTAATCAATCCCAACCAGTGCGCGGTACTGTGCCATTCTGCCTCCTTTAGACAGGAAGGACCCCAGTACCGAATAGGACTCTTGGTCACGACAACGGTTGGGGTCTCTAAGGACTCGTTCGCATAAATGTTATCACTGCTCTTGTTTATTTAAACGTTCCCGCTCCGCACGTTCTTGTTGAACCATTGCTAATGTTAAGAAATATCCAATACCGTCAACGGTGTTATCTAATTTTGTTTTATGAACCTCTCGTCCAATTTTTACACCAACCATACAAAGCGCTACTTGTTCGGCTGTTACCGGGGCATCAAGAATTACTTCCCATATCCGGGCTATCCGGGTGAAGTTATCTAATGGGTGGTCATAATCTGCATTGCGGTCTTTTTGAACCAACTGAGCCGCATAGGACGCTATGTCGTCAACGCTCATCATAGGATTTGCAGGTCTTTCACTTTCACTTCCGGATACGTTGCGAACGTTAGAACTCCCGGTTGACTGTGTTCTCCTGTTGTTAGTCTGAACCATTCCGAACCTCCGTCTAATGCCGGGGCTTGAAGCCAATGAACGCTTCCCCAGTCGGCTTGTCGTAAGTGATGGTAATGACCAGTCACCAAAATGTCACACTCGCCAATTGGTTGACGGCCTAAAGACATTCGGCTCAACCAACCTTTTAATTTTTGTTCTGCGGTCCCGCTTGCTCTTGCAGTATGACCATGAGTTAGCCCCAGAATCCACCCCGCCGTTTCGACCGTGAGCGAAAGATGGTCAGGTGCAATAATCGTTTCAACATGACCGTAGGTCTCGGGGTTGAATTCAAGGGCGTCTTTAACTTGGTCAATAACCGCAAGGTCATCATTGTCTGCAAGGGTTGTAAAGGCTTTTCCTGATTTCGAACGATTCTCACCATGATTGCCTCCTACTGCAACGATTCTAACTTTTTCAAAATGTGGAGCCCACTGACGGATTGCCTCAAGGAGCAAAGTTCGAACTGCGTTGACCTGCCCTCGTCTATCTAAATCAACTGAGAAGGTCTGCATTTCATAGTGGCCTAAACAGCCCTCAACGCTATCTCCGGTCCAAATAATCTGTAAGGTACCTAGAGGTCGTTTTAATCTTTTTAACTCCTCTACGCGGCTTAGAACGGCTGTGATGGCATTTAAAACTCTCTGCGCCGTAGCAGGTGTTCCGCCGTCTTCGTTCTTTCCCATCTGCCAATCTGCAAGAACTACATTGAAGACACCCTCACCATACATAACTGAGGTTTTGTTTCTTTTATGTTTTTTGATTTCTTCTTTTAAAATATCTAAGTTGTAATCTGTTTTTGCATCTTGGATACGAACTACTTTTCCTTTCCACTGGCGATTGAGTGCGCCAAGCGGGTCGCCCCATACGTTAAATAAAACGGGTTCGACAACTGCAAAAAATTCTGGGTCTAATCCCCACATGCGAAGAACGCCTGACCAATCAGGAGCAA